ATACGCTTATATGGCTCTCAGGGGCTGTATAAGCTACTTTAATTTGAGGAGGTAGTAAAGTATGCTTATAAGGCAACATGACGTTACGTTGGACGTATACGCTATTAAACCACTAATAACAACTATACATTGTAAACAATCTGAACACGAAAGTAATCAATTTAATATAAGACTAAGAAATGGGGATACTGATTATCTGATAGATGAGGTAAATGATAAGTTTCAAATACTGTTTCATAAAGCTGATGGTAATGTAGTAGAAAGTCCTGTAACAACTATTGTAGGAACTAGCACAGTATCCTATACTTGCCAAGGTAATGAACTTGCATTTGCAGGTAAAGTAGAAATAGAAGTAAGACTATATAGAGAGGATAATATAGGCAATGTAACAGAGTTACTTATATTCCCTAAGATAGTTGTTACTTGTGATACTATTGTAGATGTTACAAATGCAATACAGAGTACAAGTGAATTTGATACATTAACTGCACTTATAGACGAAGTAAATAGTCACATGTTTGATTTAGCACCTGTAGATGATGTAGTTATTTCTACAGAAAGTGTATATAGTAGTTCAAGAGTAGAAGAAAGAATATCAGATGTTCAAGATGCTATAGATGCTTGTTACACAGAAGTGGAAACTGATAACCTTTTAGGTTTAAAAGCAAACAGTGCCGATGTTTATACTACAACCGCAACAGATAACTTATTAGGCGGTAAAGTAGATAAAGTTACAGGTAAAGGATTATCTACTGAGGATTATACTACTACTGAAAAGAGTAAGCTTGCAGGTATTGCTGAGAATGCTAATAACTATGTTCATCCAAGTACACATGATGCTACAATGATTAATGAGGATTCTACTCATAGATTTGTAACAGATACAGAGAAATCTGATTGGAATAGTAAGTTAGCAGGTGCAGATGTTGTAGTTGGCGGAACAGCTACTAAAGTTACATATAATAACAAAGGACAAGTTACTGTGGGAACTACATTAGCTGATACTGATATTCCTAATTTAGATGCGGCTAAGATTACTACAGGAGTATTTGATATAGCACGTATGCCACCTAAAGCTATAGAGAGGTTAGTTACTGTAGCTAACCAAACTGCAAGATATGCTTTAACTACTGCTACTGTTCAGCTTGGAGATACTGTTAAAGAAACTGATACAGGTTTAATGTACATTGTAAAAGACGAAGCTAATCTTGGTAATGCTAATGGTTATGAGGTGTACACAGCAAGTACTGCTAGTGCTGTGCCTTGGAGTGGTGTTACATCTAAACCTACTACTGTAAGCGGTTATGGTATTACTGATGCATACACTAAAACAGAAGTAGATAATGCTAAGGTGTCTAAAGCAGGCGATACTATGACAGGAGCGTTAACGCTATCTGCTGACCCTACAAGCAATCTCCATGCCAGTACCAAACAGTATGTGGATAATAAACAGATAGGTGCGGTAAACCTTCTTAGAAATAGTGATTGGAAGGATGGGAATACTGGTTGGACGCTTGGAACTGGTTGGAGTAGGGATACAGTTAATGTAATGGATAGCACAGCTAACAGTTTGACTATCAGTAGAAGTGGTTTAGGTGCAGATTCGCAGGTAAGCTTTAACCCTACTACAAACACAATCGCGGGCAAACAAGGAGATGTACTTACTTTTACTGTTTGGGTTAAAACGCCAGACTATACTGCTATAGATAGACCTATTTATTTATTTATTCAAGAGTATAACGGAACAACTTATTTAGCTGATTCTGTAGCAAAGACTGTAACACTTACCTCTAACAACGTGTGGCAAAAGTTCACTCTAACCCACACTTGTGCTAATGCGAGTTGTACCAGTGTCAGAACATTATTCGTAATCTACAGAAACGGTACAGTATATGTAACCAAGCCACAACTCGAACATGGTACTAACGCTAGTGACTGGGATTCTAACAGCTTAGACAGAACATTACGCTTACAGAACAGTATCAACAGTGTAGCAGGTAATGCGAGTAGTAACGTGTCCTATGTGGATTGTTTAGACAACAATGTGGTTTATGTAGGGAGTGGTTGGGGTACTTCATATGGCGTAGACACGGGTGACACTACCTACAAACAATCCTTAGTAGTAGGTGATTATATAGAGTATATATTTGTAGGTACAGGAATACGTGTTAGAGATTCTCAGCACACAAGTAGAGGAATGATAGATGTCTATATAGACGGTGTATCTGTAGCCACTGCAATTGACAGGTATAATGCTTCAACAGTTTTTAAAGCTATTGCGTATCAAAATTTAAACCTAACTTACGGACAACACACTATCAAAATAGTTATTAATTCAAATAAAAACGCAAGCAGTAGTAATTACACTTTTGCACTAGATTACTTCGAGGTAATCAACAGTAGAGTACAGGAAGACTTCATGCAATCTCAATCACCTGCACTAATCAGTAATGTTAAGAATGTACAATTGATAGATGATACAGACACTAACATTTACAGAGTAGGAACTTGGACTATGGGAACTGATGTTAACTATCAAAACAGTACCTATACTAATTCAGCTACTACAAATAGTATATTAGAATATTCATTTATAGGAACAGGAATAAGGGTGTATACAGCTATGACTGCTGATAGTGGTAAATTCACTCCTTATATTGATGATGTAGCTAAAACTGCTGTAGACTTATATTCAGCTAGTCCACTGTATAAGCAAAAAACTTATGAGATAACAGGATTAACGTATGGCAAACACAAAATCAAACTGGCACTAGCAGGAAGTAAGCATGCTTCATCAAGTGGGTACAATGTTAACTTCGATTACTTTGAGGTGCTTAATGCGACTGCTATTGAGAATATCGGTGGTAGTAATCTGTTAAAGAACAGTGCTTGGATGAAGGATACTACTGGTTGGGTAGTTGGTACAGGATGGAGCAGAGATACTGTTAATATAATGGACTCGACTGCACAGGCTGTTAGTATCAGTAGAACTGGATTAGGTAGTGATTCAACAACATATACTGCTATAGGTATGAATGGTAGTCCTAATATCCCTGTAAAATTAGGCGATACGATTACTGCTAGTGTATATGTAAAAACAAGTGACTATACAGCAATAGATAGCTTATTACCTGTAATAAGACTTGGAGAAAGGGATATATCTTATGCTTCGTTAGCTACAAAAGATGTGAATATAAGTTTAACACAAAATAACGTTTGGACTAGATTCTCTATAACACACACTATAGCAACTTCTAACTGTGCGTATGTTTCTTTTATGGTGTTATTATACCGTAACGGAACTCTCTACGTCACTAAACCACAGCTAGAGAAAGGCTCATACGCTCGTGACTGGCAACCAGCTGTAGCAGATATAGCAGACGGTACTTATGCAAGTGCAGGTAGTATGTTGCAGACTGCTAAGGTTTGTACTCTTGCTACAGGAAACATAACTTTATCAGGGTTACAAACTATTGATGGTTATACTACTTTAGCCGGGGATAGGGTACTGCTTACGTCTCAAACCAACGGTGTAGAAAATGGTTTATATTATGCTTCAAGTGGGTCATGGGTTAGGACTAATGATACTCTAACTGCTAATACGTTCATTAGTATAGAAAAAGGTTCGGTGTTTGCAGATACTTTATTTACTTTATCTTCCGACTTACCTATAACAATAGGGGTTACCTCATTAACGTTTACATTATTGGGCAGACCTTTAGTTAGTTCATCTGCTTCGGCTTATACAGCTGTACTACGTGATGGCTCAGGTGACATCCTAGGCAGAGTCCTAAAATCGAATGCACCCCAAAATACAGCACCACTGGTTGTTAGCAGTACAACTAAGGTAGATAACCTTAATGCTAGTTTACTGAATGGATTTGCTGATACTGCATTAATGAAGATGGTGCAAGGAACTAATATGAAGGTTTATAATCAATTAATTTATAATCAACCAAATGCAGAATATACGAATAGTGGTGCTGTAACAGGTACAATTAAAATTACACTTCCACAAAGTTGGTCTAATACAATGCTTAATATTAGTATAGTTGGATATAATTATACTAATACAGGTGGTTATTATTTAACATTAAGTGGATATACTGAAGTGCCAAGTACTTCATGGAAAAATGCATCTGTTAATTCTTCTGGTGCGTTACCTTTTACATCTGTACGTTTTGCCCATGATGGAACAAAATGTTGCATATTATTAGGTACTACCACAACTTCTTGGACTGTGCCTAGACTATATATAGATAAAGTTATGGTTTCTTATTCAGGTTATACAACTAGCTGGGATACAGGTTATTCTGTTAATTTAATAACAGATGAACCAGGAATAACAACATCAGCAACACCAACAATAAACGCAGGAGTACCTATAGCTGTTACAGCTGCGGGTCAGATGGTGTTGAACAATAACATCACTATTCAATCTAAAGATACCGGAGGTACCAACATTGACATTGTTAGATTATCGTCATCTAACATCTCAACTTTTGGTAGTAGTTCCTATGCAACAACTATAAATTCTACAGCATCTGGATTTAAACACTATAACGGTTCTAATACACTAAACGTAGTAACAGCAGTTACAGGCACTGCCGCACCCGCAGTAACACCTAGCTTTGTAGGACAAGTATTCGTAAACACTACAGCTAAGAAAACTTACACTGCAACGGGTACAACCAATAGTTCTGACTGGACAATTACCAGTGGTGTTACTGTAATATCAGAGAACAGCACAGCGACAGCTAACCAAGCTACTATTACGATAGGTACAGCAGGTTTTAGTACCACTACGGACGTTGTAAGAGTCTTTATTAATGGTATTAAGCTTAGACCTACTTTAGCTTATTCTGTAGCAGGTACTACTATTACCTTGTTGAATAACTATACATTGAGTGCAGGGGATGAAATAGAGTGTGAGATTATAAAGAACGGTGCATAATTATAGGGAGTCCTTGTGACTCTCTTTTATTTTATAGATTAAAGGAGGAATAACTATATGAAACAAGCTACGCTTGCCACCAATGGTGTAAGTAATAACTTTAAATATTATAACCAACATGAACGTCAAACAATGATGAGAGGTTGGGATGTAAATAAATATAAATTACCTTTTGCTACAGATGGAGTAGCTTTAGGAGCATTAACTTATGCACAGAAAGCTACGCATAGTACAGAACCCGGATTTAAGGTAGCTGCAACTAATAACTATGATTTTGTTATATTTAAAAGTGGCAGTATCACTACTGATACGGGTGCTGCCTTTGTAGACGAAGCTTTCACTGTAAATAATGTAACTAAATTTAGAAACTATGGATTAAAGATTGGAACCTATTGGTACTGTAGGCATATCAATATCTATACTGGTGTTGGTGCTAGTGGTGCGGGTAGTTACACTGGGGGATTTACTAACGCTAACATAACTACTCATGCTACATATGAAGCTACTAAGTATGCTGACCAGTTAGAAAGTATATTCGGAGTAGGTAACTGTGGGGATATAATTCCATGCCTTGACTGGGAGGATAACAGATTACATAATGCTGATGGAAGTATAAATACTAATTACGTAATAACTCCAACACAAGCTTTCCTATTTATGAAAACTTTCTGTACTACAATGTTTACTAGATTCCCTCAACTTGACCCTGCTAATGGTGGTAACGGTATTATGCTATACTCAGGCTATTATCATATAGGAGATGGTTGTGGCGGTAATATACAGGACATAGGAGGCACTAATGCTTATATATCTGCTTACTATATGCCTAGATTATGGATTGCAGCAAATGACCCTGATTTATCTGAAACACAATCCAATTACCTTCCATATGAATTAACAAGAGATAACTATAACTTTAAGACATTTGCAGGTTATACAGATTGGATTATATGGCAATTTTCATCAGACCGTAACAGAGTATCTAAACAATTGCTTACAGAGGGTATAGGGGAAGATATAAATGTATTTGATAACTATACCTTTAACTTTAAACAAATATGGTCAAAACCTACTACAGCGGTACCTAAAGGTTTAGATAATGATAGTAAGTATGCTAGAAAGAATCACACACATGCTTCTGATTATCTACCTGTAAAGGATGGAAATCTTGTAGGTGTAACTAGAGTAATCGACCCAGATGGATTCTTCATGAAACAAGAAAAGAATAAGAGTTGGAAGATTGGTAGAAAGTCCACTAATAACATAACTACAGACGGTTCACCGGAGTTAGTATTGGTGCCTTCTTCTGATAACTATGAACCTGCTAATTATGTAGAAGGAGAAAACTGGGATACTGCAAACGCTGTTTCTATATTACCGGGTAATCTTCAAGTTTCCAAGGTTACAATTGATAGTATTGTACAGAATAAAACAACTACTTTTGAGGAAAATGATGTCGCTATAGCTTATACAGGCTCATGGGTACCTACAGTTAATGCATCATCACATGGAGGAAACTATACTTACAGTTTAACAGCAGGTAACTATTATCAATTTACTTTCTACGGTACTGGGCTTAATCTATATGGAGTATTCTCTACAAATAGAGGACAAGTTGAGGTGTTCATAGATACTGTAAGTAAAGGAATAGTAGATATGTACTCTCCTACTGTTCAATATCAGAAACTGTTTTATTCTATATCCGGTTTAGCACAAGGTAATCATACTGTTAAAGTAGTAGTGTTAGCGACTAAGAATCCTGCTTCCACAAGTATAGTACATGCTTTTGATTATGCTACAGCTTCTTACCAAGAGACTCTTGCAGATAATAATGGATTAACTACAGCTAAAGTTAAGATAACACCAGAGGGTGGAATAGCAATCAAGTTGACCAATAAGACAGGGAGTGCAAGCGTTAAAGGTACTGTAGTAGAAGCCCACGACACTATAGATAATGCATTCCAAGTAGCACCTACAAGTGATATAGACCCAATTGGTATTTGCTATGACTCAGGGATAGTTGATGGAGCAGAGTGTTGGGTAGTTGTAAGTGGTATAGCTGAGATATTAGTTGTTAATGCTGTAGCTACCACTAGAGCATATGTTGCACTTACTTCAACTACTGTAGCAGGTAGAATTGATATTGTGTCACCTACAACTATTAATTCTGTAGAGCATTTTAGAGAAGTAGGACATACGTTAGAAAGTAAAGCAGCAGGTACTAATGTACTGGTTAAATGTGTAATACATTTCAATTAGTTTCCAAGTTGACCCACAAAGCAATATATGATATAATGGTAGTATAATATATAGAGGGGGAATTGCTTTGAAGGACGTTATAGGTTATGAAGGAAGGTATGCAGTTACTACCTGTGGAAAGGTGTGGAGCTACAAAAACAAAAAATTTTTAGAGGTTGTTACACATCTAAATGGATATCAATTTATAAGTTTATGTAAAGACGGTGAAGTTAAACAACATTCAATTCATAGGTTAGTAGCAATTACTTATATAGATAATCATGAGAATAAACCACAGGTAAACCACAAAGATGGGGTTAAATCTCACAACCATAAACAGAATTTAGAATGGTGTACAAGTAAGGAAAATCATTCCCATGCACATAAATCAGGTCTACGGGATTATGCTAACAAGGTAGCCGCCACAACTTTAAGAAAAACTACTTTAGAATTTAGATGCAAAGCTGTACTACAAATTGACAGATTTACAGACAAGGTTATACAGGAGTGGCAAAGTTCAATGGAAGCACAAAGCAATCTAGGTATATGCCATTCAAATATACTTAAAGTATGTAATGGGAAACGTAAAACTGCCGGAGGATTTAAATGGATTTATAAAAATTAAAGGAGGAATATTATTATGGGTAAACTCAGCCACTTACCATATATAGACAATGAATCACAAGCTATGATATCAATAGATTTGGAACATTCTGCCAGACATAATGGCACCGCCTATCTATTCTGGGCAAAGAACCTCACAACATTAGCACAGAATGCTTCAATCTATATCTCATTTAAAACAGGTACAGACGCTACAGAAGTAGCATTAAAGACCTTAGAAGTAGTAACAGACGGTGCAGTAAGAGTTCAGTTATATGAGGGTGCTACTGTAACAGATGCAACAGGATTAACTATTACCCCTGTACAAAGAAATAGAAGAAGCACTAATGCAGCTACAACACTAATCAGATATAATCCTACGGTAACAGCAGATGGAACACTTATAGCTGAGTATCTACAAGGTGCAGGAAATGTATTAGGTGTAGGAGTTAATACTCATTCACTTGATGATACAGGATTTAGTTTGAAGAACAACACAATGTATGTATTTAAATTAACTCATGATGTAACAGGTTCTGCTACTGACATTAAAGTAGTGCAAGCATTAGGTTATTTCTTTGAGATAATAAGATAGCCATGAACAGCACAACATATGAGATGAGTATGATACTTAAGAATATATTCATATTTTTATATGGCTTGTGTGTAGGATTGGTATTTGGTAAGCACTCACTACCTAAATGTTTATACTGGGTACTTGGGTGCTTATCTGTTATCACCCTATATCAAATATTTACAATAGTACATTAAAGGAGGAGTAAAAATATGAAAAACATATATTTGGACTATGGGCATCTGTGTGCATTTGATAGTGGAGCATCTTCTATATTATTTGAAGATACTTGTAATAGGCAGATAGGCGAAAAAGTTTATAGCAAATTAAGGGCATTGGGTTATAATGTAGGATTAAGCTACCCTATTAAAAACTGTACAAGCTTATCCGATAGTTTACGTAGAAGGTATGAACGTGCTAATAACGGTAATTACGATTTATTTGTTTCCCTTCATTGCAACGCAGCAGACGGTTCTGCATATGGTTCAGAGGTTTTAATAGCATCAGAGAATAGTCCTGCTAAAGCTATAGCACATAGAGTACAGGAACAATTAGTAGCTATAGGTTACAGAGATAGAGGTGTCAAAGTTGATAGCAGAGGATTAGCAGTTCTTCAAAAAACTAAAATGCCTGCTATCCTTATAGAATGCTTCTTTGTAGACAGTAGAGTAGACTGTGAGAGATATAATCCTGAGAAGATAGCAGATGCTATAGTTAAAGGGTTAGTAGGTAGTACTGTTCCTAGTACCTCTCAGAACACTCCACAAGCCTCTCAGACAACACGTAACACATCAGGAGACGGTAAGCCTACTGTAAAGAAAGGAAGCACTGGTGAGGCTGTTAGACAGCTTCAAGCACGTCTTACTGAACTTGGGTACAATGTAGGTGCTGTAGATGGTATTTTTGGAAACAAAACAGATTCAGCAGTTAGAGCGTTCCAAGAGAAGGTTAGAATTGGTGTGGACGGTGTAGTTGGTGCCACTAGCTGGAATTGTTTATATAACTAAAAAGAGAGGGGTAGTTCCCCTCTTAATCTATTAAATTATTGTCTTTTCTATAAGCTTGTGCATTTTTTATCACCTTTTCTAATATATCTACCCGGACACCTTTACCACATGCAATATATTCACTGAAATCATCTAAAAATCCCTCATAACCCTCACATACGGATAAAGTAGTTGTTAGCATCTCATACAGTTCCCACTGTCTAAAAATTAATGTGTTTCTAAGTTCTCTCTGCTGCATACTATTCATATGTGGATAACTCTCTAAACATTTGTTAAAATATATAGATTTGGTATTTTTTATATGAAAAAGGTCACTTTTTTGGTTTTTCATATATTCAAGGTCTTGAGTAGGCTTGTGTTTAAGTATTTTCTCATTTAGTTCTTCTGCCTCTAGGTGTGTAAATATATAGCGTAGGTAATGAGGTATAAGCATTATGGACTTATTTGTACCCTCATATAGTAATTCACCAGTTTCATGTTTTAATATAAAGTAATTATCACAAAATAATCTCATATCCTTAGGTGCGGATTTATTCGTCATTAATTCACATAGTTCTTGAAAAGTATATTTAATTTTTATCATACCGTCCTCATTGTATTGCACCCCATTTTTCCATTTCATTATTGTACCCCTCCTTTATTTTCAAACATGTCAGTAAAGAACTGTGTCAAAGCATTTGCGTCCTCTTTATCTAATTTACTTAAATCAGGATGCACACATTTTAATATTCCCGATTTAGCTGACCTTAAGGACTCCTTTGATACGTCTGGAAGCCTTATAGCCTTGGCTTTACTTGAAGCGTTATTGTCAAACATATCTAACAAGGATTTTAATGTTTCTATATTTGCCTCTTTCTCTGCTATAATCTTATCTTTTTCCGCTATTACTTTTAGAAGTTCTTCATTGTTATCTGTAGTTACTGTTTCTTCTACTACTTCTTTCTCTTTCTTTTCTTTAGGGAATAACTTATTAAGTGCAGTAGTTACTTTGCCTGTGTCATTCATTAAACCTAATAGCTTATCGTAGTCTTGTACATCACCGTTCTTATCTATCCAAGTGAAGTTTTCTTTATCCTCGTAATTCATTACTTTTTTAAGATTCCTATACGTAGTACCTTTTAAGCCTATATAATTAGCTACTATATGGTCAGTTTCTTTATCTTTTTTTGTTCCTACGGATTTGTGGGAACAAACTTCGGTTTTAGCTTTTCTTTTTTTAGCCTCTTTATTCTCAGCCTTAACAAATACCTCCTTTCTCTTTGCAACCTCATATAACTCAGTTAATACAAAACTTCTTCTCTCTAAGTTCTCCCTTGCTTCTATATCAAATAACTGTTCTTCTGTTTTATCAGCTATTACTGTAGCTTCTATTTCTTCTTTGTTTAACATTTTATAAGCCTCTAATCTTCTTCCACCTGCAACTAATATCCCACTTTCTGTAACTACAATAGGGTGTGTTAATCCATTCTTTAGTATATCAGCCGCTAATTCTATTACTGAATCCCTGTTTACATTCTTTCTTATTCTATCGTTTATTTGAATTGAGTTAATTTGCTTAAGCATTCTATACCACCTCCATTATAATTTTTACCTATTGTAGAAAAAGACTCATATAAAGATTGTGCTAATTTATCTGCTAATGCTGAATCAATACCCTTGTGTATTGTAGAGATTCCTAAATCAGTTTTTACTTTATCCAATACATATCTGTATGCATTAGTGTGTACAACTCTTATTGCTTTATCTTTTGCATCTTCAATACCTAGATATTTCTTAAATATTTTCTTTAATACCTCATTAAATTGTTGCCCCCTGCCTACATTTTTAGGTCTATATTTTATATTTGTAGTATAAGTGCGAATTAGATTATGCAGTACATCGTCCTGATTTGAAGATGTGTAGCCTATATTTACATTACAACTTTGTGTAGTTATGTGAATGTTTGAATTAGCATTTACTGTCTCAGCAGTAGGTGCCGCTAACATTTTAGCTTTACTAACTACATCCTCTTCTACAACAACTGCTATCTTTTCTACTAAACTTTCATTAAAACCTAATTCACCTAAGGTAGCTTTTACCCCAGCTTTAATTATTTCTCTGCTATCTAATTTTTTCATATTAATAATCCCCTTTCGTGCCTTAACTGCCTTATAGGTCAGTGGCTATGCTTGCAATTGTTTTCTATAAAATATTGCCATGCTATTTATATCTTCTAATGTATACGTATACCCTTCTGCTTCCATGTATTCTACGATACCGCTATTCCTGTATTTCAAATTGATGTAGTTTGCTACTGCTTGAACTCTTGTTGACTTTAATACTCTTTTAGTTCCATTCTTAAAATATACTGTGAAGTTAATCATTTGTTTTCCTCCTTTTAATTTATGTGTCGCTTGCTATGAACTTAGTATATCACCAGTTTGTACAGGTTGTCCACAGGTGTTGTATGGGTGTGTATCCATTGATTGCATAGTATTAGTTCCTTCTAATATATACAGACTATTAACATGAAATGAGGTGAGATATCCTATGAAAAGTAAACCTACAGAATGGACTATTGTTCCCCACTACGGAAATATTTCTGAAAAAGACCTTGTCAAAGAATTATTAATATGTTATACTTATCACAAGAAAGTGATAGGGAGTGATGTACAAAATGATAACAAAAACAGAAAAACTAAAGGTGGGTGTGTACACTCGTGCCAGTAAAGATGACCAAACAATGTCAATCGAAAACCAAAGTCAAATGTTCAATTTGAAAATAGCACAGAACGACTGGATTCTACATAAAACATATGTGGATGCAGGTATATCAGGTACGAAGATACGAGGTAGAAATGCTTTTATAGAGATGATTGCAGATGCTAAAGAAGGTAAATTTGATATATTATTAGCTAAAAGTTATAGTAGATTTGCTAGAAATATGCGGGAATCATTACAAGTTATAGCAGATTTAATAGAAGCAAATGTACGTATCATATTTGTAGAAGATGGATTGGACTCAGGAAGTAAGGAAGGAATGTCACGCTTCGGCATTTTTAGTTGGCTGAGTGAGGAGGAGGCACGTAGAACCTCCTTGCGTATAAAAGAGGTTTGGAACTACTATGATTCTAAAGGTAAGATGCATAGCCCTGTAGAACCCTTCGGCTATGATTATGATACTACATCAAAGAACTTTGTAGTAAATGAAAAAGAAGCAATAACTGTACGTAGAATATTTGAGTTATACGCAGGAGGTAAGGGGTGCAGATACCTTGAACAATTATTAAGGGATGAGAACGTTCCCACAAAGAGAGGGGGAAAATGGGATAAATCAAGTATTCTTCAAATGATTAGAAATAGGGTGTATACAGGGGCATTAGTACAAGGAATGAGTCGAAGCATAGATGTTACACTAAAAGCACGTAAGCAATTACCTCAAGAGGATTGGGTAATACATGAGAACCACCACCCGGCTATAATAGATAGGGAGTTATGGGAAGCAGCACAGGAAGCTATTACAATACGTAGCAATAAAGCTAAGGCAGAGGGCAGCCGTCACTCTAGCACTGCACTGTATTCTAATTTAATATTCTGTGGCATATGTGGAAAATCATTTATAATTAAGAGAGCAAAACGCAGTCGTAACTATGCTCCATATTATTCATGTAGTCTGTACGAACAATCAGGGGCTGTAAGGGCAGGACATTCTAGGTCAGCCATATATGAAGAAGATTTAAATGAATTATTACGTGTTCACATGGCTAAATTAATAAAAGATGAACTAGAGCCAATTAAAGCTTTCTTCTCTGGTTACAGGCAGGCTAAACTAGAGGTTTCAGATAAAAGCCTACTAAACTCTATAGAGAAACAACTCACAGAACAGAGCCAGTTAAGTATGTCATTATTGTCAGCTTACTCACAAAAACTTATCAGCGATGATTTGTACAAAATGCAGTGTCAACAGTTAGAGAATAAATTAGCTGAACTTAATAAAGAAAAAGAAGAACTTTCAAAAAGAATTAGTGAGAAAAAAGTTGTTGTGGATAAAGAACAAATTATCACAGATACAATTAAGAAGTTAGCAAGTTTAGATTCTAATACTTGGACGAACGCAATGCTAAAAACAATTATTAATAGGATAGTTATTAAGGAAAATAAGGAGGTACATGTACATTTTCGATTTTCTAACACATATAACCAAATTGAAGGTCAAAGCAAATGCTTTAATTTACCAAGTGGTGACATGCTTAACCCCTCAAATTTACTACATTCTTATACATTAGTAGGGTATGTTTAAATAATAAAAAGAGAGTATTGACTACTCTCTAATTTTATGTTATTATGGATTTACAGGATAGGACGTATAGCACCATTTGTAACCATATGCAGTCTTTTGTTTTCCCCTGCAACATCTTGTTATACTTGGGCTTTTTCTACAACCTTGTACACTAAATATCGCATCTGCGACAGTTTCATGTAAAGCTATATACTTACCTGTTTCAATATCTACCTGTACTACACCTCTTGGTATAAACGTATTCAAACGTAAGCCTGATGTCATTGCATGTACATTATTTTCAGTATAGCTTAACCATTCGAGATTATTTAGATAATTATCTGTTTTTACCCCATTTATATGATTTACTGTAGGTAAATTGAGGGGATTAGGTACATAGGTTAGTAGTACCAATCTATGAATTCTAAACTTTTTTGTACGTCCTTCTTTACGTAGAGATACCTGCAAGTATCCTACTCTATCATCATATGATTTCAGCCACTTATTGCTTATATAACTCCAAACCTTTCCACAAGTCGTAACTGCATATAAACCTTCATACCCTTGAATATCTTTCATATAAGCACAACTCCTTTTCATTTGTTATACTTATATTGTACCATTTTGACCAATAAATATCTACAAGTAAATGTATCCAACATTGGTAACTGTTATTACGACCTAACGGTCGTGCTTCACTTGTCTACGACTCGTTCAGCTTAATTAAAAACAAAAACTTATTTATTTTCTACAGGGATAATATATAATATAGGTTACTGTAATAGTATTTAAAAATATTAGGCAATCGGAACGTAGTGGAGATTGCAGAACGTAGTTCTCCTTCCTTCCTCCCGATTTTAAAATATAAAAATAAAATCAGACCGTATGTCAAAAGAGTTCGTTATCCTCAAATAATCTCTCGCTTGCCAAAGCTTCCATACGTTCCCCACAAAAGGTTTCAACGAATTGTGTTGCATCTCGCACATGCAACGATAAACTCCCTCTAACGGAGTAATCTAGCAATGGCAGTAATCTGCTAGGACATTTATTTTACGTAGCTTATGTCGTTATTTCTACGGTGAAGCTTCTATATTAAGTTAGCACCGCACCGCAGAACGATGGGAAGTGCTTACAGTGTAACATAACTACTATATATCTGTCAACATGGTACTTTATTAGAAAAGCATGTTGTTACTTCTATATAATTCTATTATATCACAGGTAAGTTTTAGTTGTCAACACTTTTTTAAAATATTTTTATATGTAATGTTTTCCAATATTCAAATAGCTTACTAGCAAGCTTCTGTAAGTATTAGCACGCTCTAGCTTCTATTTTCTTTCATTACCGATTTTGTTAAAAACATTTCAGCAAGCTATATCCTATAGTTACCATGTTGACCAATGGTTCACTAATGATTCTTAGGACAACCTGTGGTATTATTAGTTCATCAGCTGATACAAATTAAATCTTAGGGGGATGAACGATAATGAATAAAAGAGATTTCTATGTTTATGTGTGGAAGAATAGTCTAACTGGAAAAGTATTCTATGTGGGAAAAGGCAGAAAAAGTAGATATAAAAATGTAACAGGTCGCAACAAGTTATTTAAAGATTATTTTAATACTCATTGCTGCCATGTAGAAAAAATCTATGAAGGTCTAAGAGAACAGGACGCTTTTTATTTGGAGATACAAACTATAGCGGAATATAAAGAACTAGGTCAAGCCAAATGCAATTTAACAAAAGGTGGGGAAGGTCATAGTGGTGGAGGAGAGGAGGTAGTTCAAATAAAAATATGTAATTGTGAAGTGGTAGGTACTTACTTGTCAGCAACTGAGGCTTCCTATGCAACAGGTATATGTCGCAATAATATAAGTGCTTGCTGTACAGGTAATGTTCGCACAGCAGGAGGGTATTATTGGAGACATGCCTCTGACAAAGTATTCAAACCTTTCAAAAAGAAACCTAAAAAAGAAGAACCACGTCTTACTACAGAAGAAATGATGGAAGCTTTAAGACCTTATGCTGAATGGTGCAACAGAGATTACAATTAATGTAATTGGTACGGGGATACCACAACCTGCACTATTAAAGTATCCCCCACATCTACCCGCATTAGATTTATCTACCAAGTTGTCCAGTAACCTACTATTGTACAAGCAATTAAAACAAGGTATACTGTGAATATAGCAGCAAACAAAGGGGGTGGCACAATGAAAGGATTAGCCTTCGCTTTTTACTTCGCAATAGCTTTACTACTTAGTATATTACTACAAACAAATTTAATAAATGTAACTGGTTATATCATGGGAACAATTGCTTTAATAATAGCTTATATACTAACAAGTGCATTCTTAGACTAATTTAATAAAAAGGAGAGATGTAAAATGAAAGATATTGTAGGGTTTGAAGGAAAGTACGCAATTACTACATGTGGAAAAGTATGGAGTTACAGAAGTAATAAGTTTATAAAGACACGCATTAAATCTAATGGGTATGTTATAGTGAACCTCTGTAAAGATACGGAAGTAGGATATAAACGAACCTATCACCACTTACACAGGTTAGTTGCATTAGCTTATATACCTAACCATTTAAATAAGAAAACTGTTAACCATATAGATGGCAACAAACTAAATAATTGTCTACAAAATTTAGAGTGGTCTAGTCATAGTGAAAATTGTGTGCATTCGTTTAAATTAGGTTTATCTAAAATATCTGACAGTAATAAAGATGCAACAAGAAAGAGATTATCTAAGGCAGTCTTGCAAATTGACATAGATACAGGGGAAATAGTTGGGGAGTATTCATCTACAATAGAAGCAGCTAGAGTGACAGGAGTATCTCAACAACAAATTAGTGGATGCTGTACAAATAACAAACGATTTAAAAGTGCGGGTAACTACTTATGGAAATATACAGAGTCTAATATAAATATAAACGTAAGGGGGAACTAATATGTTAAAAACTGTAAACAATCAAGCACTTCAAGAGTTACAAGAGATAGCTACTGATTGGGTTGCGAATGTTCCATTAACTCATCTTACACCTTCTGAGTTAAGAATGTTACTGGCAATACTTAGTAGTGAAACACCTACTCTAACAAGTGTATCAAATACATTAGGTGCAACCAATGCTTCTACTAAGAAACTGTTACAGCAGTTAGCAACTAAGTATCCTGCTGAGGATTGCGAATTGCATATATTGGTAAAACGTATATTGAATAGCACTAACAGTCCTGAGAACAATATATCTAAAGAAGTTATACAGAAATATGTGGAAGTTTACTATGAAGCATATAGACACAACTATAAAGTTAACTGGGCTGCTGATATTGTAAAGATTAAAACATTGTTAGCTTTAGATTTCTGTAAGGAAACATTATTAGAATTGGTAATAATATGGGTTAATGAATATAGCGTGAGATGGAAAAACGGTAACTTTGTATATCCTACAATAGGTGCTTTTGCTTCATGGGGCTATAAAGAATGTTTAAGATTGCATAACCAAAGACTAAGAGTTAGTAAGCCTGTAGCACAATCTATGGAATCTACGGATTCATTCCAGTTTTAGGAGGTAATAAAATGTTAGATTTAATCTATATAGTTACTATTGTTTCTTTACAGCTTGCATACTCTGCTGAACTAATATCACGTAAGTTAACCGCACTACTGTTCTTTGCTGCAATAATTGCTTACTTGCTTGTATCACCTGCTATCACTGTTATATCACAATAGAAAGGGGGAATAGCTAATGTTAAAATATTATATAATGGAAGCGATGTTATTTGTAACTTTAATTGGCTTAATAGCTTATCTGATTGTATGGTAGTATCCGACTGCTTGTTAAAAGCTACTTGTAAGAAATATGCTAATGGAGACTGTCAAGACCCTTGTCATCCCCACGCATTAATCAATATGCTATTAGAGAACTCAGGTATACCTAAACTTTACAGGAATTGTAGGGTTGAGAACCTACCCTACAAGGAAACTAATATACCTCTATATGAAGCGTGTAGGCGATATAAGAGCGATATTCTCAATAAGGTGCTAAGGGATTGCAAAGGACTATTCCTTGTAGGGGGAGTCGGTACAGGTAAATCTACGACTGCTTGCACGTTAGCAATAGAGTACCTTATATCGAGAGTAATTGATGTGTATAAGAATAAGAATCTTATAGAAAGTATCCCTGTAGTGTTCATGGGCTTACAGAGGCTACAGGAGGCATATAACACACAATATAAAATAAAGAATGACTTATATGTAAAAGTATATATGCAGATGCAGTATGACGCTAAGCACTGTGACTTGTTAGTGATTGACGATATCTGTGTAAGAGGTATGACAGAAGCCTTTCAAGCAGAGTTGTACAATCTAATTGATACAAGATTAAATGAAGGAAGGACTACGTTTATAACGAGTAATCTTGGCTATACAGAAATAACTGATATATTAGGTGAGAGAACAGTTTCAAGGCTAAAAGGTTTAGCAGGTAATGAGATAAGAATAAATGGCTCAGATGGGAGAGGTGGTGGAATAACATGGATATAGAAAGTAGACTACTTAGTAAATGTTTAGACCTTAAAGATATAAGTATACTAAATAAGTATAGTATTAATTCCTCTTCCTTCCGAACCCAATCAGAAGCATTTAAGTTTATCCAAGGATACGTTAAAGAATACTCCGAAACACCACCAAGTGAAACTGTAGAAGAAAACTGTGAACACTTCGAGTATGAAGCTGTGGAGGATAATATAGCCTATCTTGCTAAAGAAGTAAAGAACAGTATTGCTCGCTTAATGACCTACGAGTTAATACAAGAGAAAGCAGCACAGAAATATCAAGAACTATCAGGAACTCAATTTGTGGACTGGTTATCTACTGAATTAGAAAAAGTTAAAGTCAGAACTAAGATAAGTGATACAGCAGGAATAGATTTTGCTACAAGTGGTGAGATAAGAAAGCAAATGTATTTAGAGCGTAAAGAAAATGTGGGTGGGATATTTATACCTACACCGTTTCCAACATTGAATACTTATTTGGATGGTGGGATGGAAATATCTGACTATATATTATTACAGGCTTCCACTAATGTAGGTAAGTCATGGTTATCTTCCTTATTTGCTGTAACTGCATGGCAGAATGATTTCGGGGTATTGTATTATTCGCCAGAGTTAAGTAGGTCACAACAACTTAACAGATTAGATACCTTAAATGGTCATCATAGTAATACTGGTTTAAAGAAAGGTAATCTATATACAGAGGATAGGTACTTTAAGTATTTAGAGGATTTTACAGAGAAGAATACTACTCCTTTTATTGTTAAATGTATGGAAGACCTGCCTATGGGTTTATCTGTAAAAACAATTGAAGCAGATTTAAAGATTCATGAAGGTATAAAATTTGTAGTTATAGATGGACTAAATCTAATGGTTCATGGTGGTTCAGAGAATATGAGAAACAGAATGACAGATACTTCAAGACAGCTTAGGCAGTTATTTAGTAGACATGCTGTAGTAGGATTAATTGTACACCAAAGTAAGAAGTCCACAGCGGAAACAGATGATGTGGAAACTGCAATACTTAACCCTCCTACACTAAATGATTATAGTGAAACACGGGCTTGCATACAAGATTCTGCGGTTGTATTAGGCTTTGATGCTAAAGACGGTTGTGGAAGAATATTTTTAGCTAAGAGTAGAAGTTCCACTGTAGATAAGATGTTAGATATTACTACAGATTTTGACCGAGGGTATATAAAAGAGGTAGATGCTACAAACTTTTTCTAAAATAAAGGAGGGAATAACTATGGTTAAAGCTATAGCTTCAATAGGAATATTTGTTAGTCTAATATTATATATGTTTAACATTATAAGCCATACCACTTATGTTTATACAGTTGTGCCAATATATGTAGTTGGTATAATTCTATACTTCATGACTAGAGAATAAAGGGGGAAATATAATGATGGAAGGTAAAATGACATTTCTTACACACGTTATGCAGTCATTCATTGGAAAAAGAGTAGAAGTAGAATTACCTAATACAGAGCATGACGGTGAACGTGGAATCCTTAAATCCTATGTAATAGAGCGGGATTCCATTGCTGCAATCATACAGGTGAGAACCCTGATAGAACGATTATTAAATAGAGAAGGTAAATATATAGCGGTACCATTTGAATCCATTATAGACCTTCACAACAGTACACCTCTTGATATTTATGCATTAGGTATTATAGAAGAAGATTGTGAGTTAGATGAAGATGGTGATGAGGTGGATGTAGATGCTTATAAATGGGATAAGGTAAGACGTAAACCAACAAATACAGGGTTGTCAGAAGAAGAAATGGAAGAAATGTATCAGGAGTTCTATGAGGGCTGCCCCTGCCATACCTGTGAACATAGTGGTTCAGTAGATAGTATGGGAGATAACTCGCCTTGTTTAAAATGTGTTGTAGCTGACCATTGCTCAGACGTGCAGTCCTTGTGTCTTGACTGTAAATATCATGGATTAACTTATCCAAAGGAGGACTAATATGAGAATAGATTTTTTACGGGAGTTAGCCCCTTATATGGATAGATTCCAAAGAGCAAAGATTACAGATAACAAAATGATAAGCTGTTCTCCATTTAGAGAGGACAGTCACCCATCCTTCGCTATTAGTTTGACCACAGGGGGCTTTATTGACTCAGGAAGCTTTGAACAACGCTATAGGAGTGGCTCATTTATAGCCCTCTTAGCCCTTCTAAGCGAGGATAGCGAGTTAGCAGTACAAAAGTATCTAGAAGATAAATATGATGTCCAGAAGGTCAATAGCGACGATTTAGAACTATCTCCTAATCTTAAAATGACTATGAAGATTGATTTATCTGGGGATTATCAGCAGTATATGACTAAACGTGTAACACCTGCTTACGACTACCTTAATAAACGTGGAATATCAGATGTTATTTGTACTATGTTTAATGTAGGATATTTTGAGCCTAAAGACGCCCTCACATTACCCTGGTATTCCAAGAGAGATGATTTAGTTAACTGTAAATACCGCTCATTAAAAGGTAAGCATTTCTATTATGCTAATACAGGTGAACTAATATCTAAACATCTGTATGGAATGAATCTTGCTAAGACAATGACTCATAGACCTATCTATATTACAGAAGGTGAAATAGACGCAATGTCACTGTGGGAATTAGGATTCCCTGCTGTAGCAATTGGCGGCGGCTCGATAAGTCGTGACCAATTATTCCTTCTTAGAGTAAGTGGTTTAAGTCATCTTATTGTAGCTACCGATAATGATTCGATAGGAAATGCTTTATATGAGAAGATAAATGTTAAGTATAGCAAGTATGTGAATGTAGGCAGATTAGAACTTCCAGAAGGTATTAAAGATGTAAACGAAGGATTATTAGATTCTAAGTTTGGTTTATTTAATGCTTGCTGTAAAGCGGAAGAAAAAGTTACCAAGATGTCCAATATATCACCATTTACAAAGTAATGAATACAGGGTATACTTAATATATAGTCAACGAGAGGGGGTGGCACATGAATACAAAATCTTATGATTTTAATGGAATAGAAATAAGGTCAATCGAGATAAATAAAGAATATTGGTTTATAGCAAAAGATGTAGCTAAAGCTTTACAGTATAGGGATACAAATCGTATGACCAGATATATAGAATTGGAAGATTTATGTACCCTTAAAGAGGGTGGCAAAGAATTGGTAGTTATATCTGAGTTTGGTATATACGATGCAATTCTAAACAGTAAGAGAAAAGAAGCTAAAGAGTTCAAGAAGTGGGTTAAAGAAGTTCTAAAAACAATCAGAGAAAATGCAGGTATTTCTCAGTATGAAATATTCAGAATGTTAGATAAAGAAGTACAGAAAGATTGTATGGCTCAGATAAAAGAAGTGGGAAAAATGGGTAAAGCTGATTTCATTGTAACAAATAAGAACACTAATAAGATTACATCTGATAAGTATGGTATATTTCCACAACTAAAGAAACCAGAGATGGAAAAGTATCATCCAGAGATGTTAGTGGACAGGCAAGAAATATTAAAAGATTATACTACAATATTTTCAGTAATACCAAGCCATAAGAAAACTTTCACAATAGTTTCAGAAAAACATTTAGAACAATAAGAGGAGGAATAATAATGATAGGAATAAATACAGAAGAAAAATTAGTAACGGTGGCAACATTTGATTTGACTCATTTTCAAGTAGGTGATTATATTAACTTTACAGACAGCCTTTATGGTCTACAAGGTGAAACTGTTGTAGGTATTATAGAAGCAATTAATGCAGATGCTATGACCCTAACAACTGTAAAAGGTATCAGATACACTGTAACTGCAAGTAATGTAAATGTAGGTAACTATATAGTAGAAAAAGTAACTATAACAGTAGAAGGAGGAATTTAATATGTTTAGTCAAGCGTTGAAAACAATAGTGTTAGGTGCAGGAATTACTGTAGGTGGTGTGCTTATAGGAGTGCAGTTCTTAGGTGCTGATAACTTAGCAGATATACAATCTAAGGTAGACCAAACTGTAACTAAGTACAATCAATTAAAAGACAAGTATATAAAAGAGATTACAGAATCGAATGCTTTAAATGATAATCTATTAAAAGAGATAGACAGAGCCAACAAAGCTATTAAGAAAGCTAATGAAGATGTAAAGGAAGCTAAAGACAAAGTTACAGATAAGACCAAACCAGTTATAGAAGATGATTTAAATAAACTTCCAAATGGGGTGAAATAATGAGTAACTTAGATAGAAGTGAGATATTAAATATATTAAATACTATTGTATCTGTAATATTACTTGTTGCACTATTATTTAGCTAAGGGGTGAGAAAATGAAAGAGATATTTTTAACTATAATAGCACTTATTACAGCGTTAACACTTAAAGTAATTGAGGTATCAATAATATGTTATGGGTTATATTGGCTAGTAACACATCTTGCACCATTATTCTTGAAGTAATATGTTGAGTATATTAGAACTTGCACTGATAGCATTATTTTTCATAGCACTTCCTGAGATATATGTAATATCCACAGTACTATGTTTAGCTAGTTATGTAATTATAAACCTAAAATAAAAACGAAAAGGGGAAATGTTAAATGTCAAATTCAAAATTGTTTTCTTTCGGTAACGATGCTATAAAAGAGGTTAATACAGACAAAAAGTCATATAAAGATACATTTATTACGCTTAAAAAAGGCGACTCAGTAAAGATTAAACTTATTAGTAGACAAGCTATAATATCCTACAAGAGCCATAGTTCATTCGAGCATAAAATATACTCTACACCTTGTGTTAAACCATTAGGAGAAGAATGTTTATTATGCAAGGTTGCAGCAAGTGGCAGGGAGGAATTTAAAAACATCTACGCTAAACCAAGGTACATGATTGC